GGAGCGGCAACTCCGAGCAGAAAGCTCGCATCAGCAAGGAGCCACCAATGCCTAAGTTTGAAAACGTCGCTGTGGTCGGGATGCACTTCCGCGGCCAGGAAGCGAAAGACGCAGCCGCCAACCTCCCGATCGGGACTGAGCTGAAGCTCGTCCGCGAGCCGGACAACAAATACGACTACAACGCCCTGCAAGTTTTCCTCGAGGATCAGTTCCTCGGCTACGTCGAGGCATCGCAGGCCGCATGGATCAGCCCACACATCGACGCAGGCTACCCCCACCGTTGCATCTGCACTTCGAAGGAACTGCGGAAGAACAACGTGCATCCGATCTGCCTGATCACGGACAACGATGTCGAGTTTGCCATCGTTCAGGCGTACCTCGTCGGCGCAGCCGAAGCCTGATGCCGGAACGCGAGAGCCTTCTAGAGCTTCTCTATCGGGCTCTCAACTCCCCGCTCGGGATCGTCATTTCAACTGACGACCCCGTTCGCACGAAACAGCAACTCTACCAAGAGCGCAAGAAAGACCCCGCGCTCGAGTGCCTCTCTTTCCTGACCTCAGCCTTCAACCCCGGCGGCGAGATCATCATTCTGAAAAAGGAGATACCAGATGAAGGAGGACAAGACTAAGCACACACTCTTCCTCCGCGCTGGAGACATGGAATACCTTGGCGACCTTCTCCGGCCCCGTGGTATCTCCGCCTCCCTCGCAGTTCGCAAAACCATTTCCCGCTACGTCGACGATCTTCGCTCGCGGGAGAAGCAGGACCAACCACTGAACCTCGGAGACATGACCAATGACTGACTTCATCACCCTCTTTGCTCGCGACCCGCTCAAGCACACAGACGCCGACGTTGACCTGATCATCGCCAAGTTTCGCGAGATGCGGGTCAACTTCAACAGCGGTGTCAAGCCCGTTGCCGCGCCGAAGCTGACCGCCAAGGAAAAGACAGTCTCCGGCCTCGGCCTGAAGCTGGACCTCGGTGATCTGACATGAACGCCAACCCCAGTTTCAAAGACGGGGTTCAGGTCGCATGGGACTCCACGTCCCTTGGCCTTGCCCAAACCTGCCTGCGGAAGTACTACTACCGGATGATCCTCTCCGTCAGCCCGATGGACACCAGCGTCCACCTCGTCTTCGGCGGCATCTACGCATCGGCGCTCGAGCGGTTCTACATCCACCGCGCCAAGGGCCTCTCGATCAACGAGGCCCTGCGCGAAGTCGTGCGTTACGCGCTGCTCGCCAGCTGGTCGCATGACCTTGACTCCCTCGGGCAGAAGATCGAGGGCACCGGCCAGCCCATCAGCTTCAACCACTCCGCCAAGACCCGCGTGAACCTTATCCGTTCGATCGTCTGGTATATCGACCAGTTCGGTGTTGAGTCGCCGGACGGTATCCGGACGCACCACCTGTCGTCCGGAAAGCCCGCCGTCGAACTGTCCTTCGCCATCCCCCTCTCGGACTCGATCCTCTACTGCGGTCACCTCGACCGCGTTGTCGAGTACGGCGACCACCTCTACTGGATGGACCAGAAGACCACGGGTTCGACAGTCTCCGCGGCTTTCTTCAACTCCTTCTCGCCAGATAACCAATTCTCCGGCTACACCTGGGCCGGGCAGATGGTCCTCAAGTCCCCGGTCAAAGGGGGCATTGTCGACGCCGCTCAGATCGCAGTCGGCTTCACCCGGTTCGAGCGGGGCTTCGTCACCCGCACCACCGAGCAACTGAACGAGTGGATCGAGGGCACCTTCTACACCATCGAGCTCGCTCAGCAGGCGACGCGGGAAAACCACTTCCCGATGAACCTCACTGCTTGCGGCAACTATGGCGGCTGCCCCTACCGGGAACTCTGCTCCCGGTCGCCGTCTGTCCGCGAGAACTTCCTCAAGAGCAACTTCCAAGTTCTTGAGCCTTGGTCCCCTGTCACCCCGCGTTAAGGAGAAATAACGTGTTTCAGAACACAATCGGCAGCGGCCCTGTGTCCGCTCAACCTTTCCTCGAAGATCATGCTGATCATCTGGCGGCGCAAACTCGGAGGCTGCGTGAGCTCCGCGAGGAACTCCAGCAGGTCCGCGATCGCCTCTTCGGTCCATCTCCGGCAATGCAGCAAGGTCTCGAAAAGCTGTCCGAAATCCCGCCCTCGATGACCGCGCGACTCCGCAGCTTCACCGCCACCATCGAGGACGAGATCACCCGCTGCAAAGAACTTACCGCGGAACTGGGACGCTTCTGATGGCAAAGTTGGCCGACCTCGACCTCTCGAAGAAGCCGGTCAAGCTGATGCTGATCGGTTCCTCCGGCGCAGGCAAAACCGGCGCGCTTACCTCGCTCGTCCGCGACGGATACAAACTCCGCATCGTTGACATGGACGAGGGCCTCGACGCGCTCATCAACCACATCCGGACCGAGTGCCCGGACAAAATCGGCAACGTCGAGTATATGTCCTTCCGCGACACCTACAAGATGGGGCCGACTGGTCCGATCATCAAGGGCGCACCGAAGGCTGCAGTCGGAGCCATCAACGCAATGGACAAGTGGGAGGACGGCTCGAACCCGTCCGAGTGGGGAAGCGATTACGTTTTCGTTCTCGACTCCCTAACCCTCTTTGGCCGCGCCGCCTACGCTTGGGCACAGCAACAGAACCCGCTGGCGAAAGAGAAGCGCCAGTGGTATCAAGCCGGGCAGGAGTTGATCGAGAACACGATTGCCTCCTTAACTGGCCCAGCCTTCACCCCGAACGTCGTCGTGATAACTCACATCGACATCCGGACTCAGCCAGACGGCACCGTAAAAGGTATGCCATCGGCGCTCGGGGAAGCGTTGGGCTCGAAAATCCCGGCTTACTTCAACACCCTGCTTATCTCCGAAACCTCGGGGATGGGCTCCAACATCAAGCGGAAGATCAAGACAGTCCCGACTGCGTTGGTCGACGCTAAAAACCCTGCCCCGCTGAAAATCTCAGCGGACTACCCCATTGAGACTGCGCTTTCTGACATCTTTAAGAAGCTGAAAGCACAGGCTTAATCACTGCCAGCAAAAGGAGAAAAGCATGGCACGTTTTGCAGACGCACTTGATCGCAAGGCTGACGAGATCAAGCGCCCACCGCCGCTCCCCGTCGGTCACTACATTGGCCGAGTGGCCAAGATGCCGGCCTCGCCCGAGCCCTCGAAGGATGGCAAGTTCGAGTTCCTCCGCATCGACTGCCAGGTCGTTTCCGCTGGGGACGACGTGGCCCCGGACGACCTCGAAAGTTTCGGCAACGTAGCGGGCTCGCCCTTCCGCATCGACTTCATCTTCACCACGGACGAGACTGAGGTGGCCAAGTTCGAGTCCTCTCTCAACCGCCTCAAGACCTTCTGCGGTCACTGCGGCATCGACATCGAGTCGGGCTCGCTCAAGGAGTGGCTGTCGCAACTCCCGAACGCGCAGTTCATGGTCGAGCTGAAGCACCGGCTGAACCCGCAGAACAACGAGGAAGTTTTCCTCGATGTCGGCCGGACTGCTGCGATCGAGTGAAAAAGTAAGGGGGGTTTCGGCCCCCCTTGCCTCGACTGTTTGGCGAGCCCCCGGTTCCCCTAACAGCCAAGGAGATACAAAATGGCCGAGACAATACGCGGAACACTCCTCGAAGATGGCATTAAGCTGACCGAGGGCGATCGGAACAAACAATACGGCGACCCCTTGATCAACTTCGGCGACATCGCCGCGCTCTGGACCGCCTACCTCGTCAACAAGTATCGGGGGCAAAGCCTTGACGAGTTGAACTTCGCCATTACTGACGAGGACGTGGCGCACCTTTGCGTACTGATGAAGATGTCCCGCACTTTCCAGCCCGGCTACAAGGCCGACACCTACACCGACGGTGCAGTCTACTTCGCCATCGCTGGTGAACTCCGGGTCGGGATCGAGGAAGAAACCTTCACAGAGGAAACCGAGGCAGAGTACCTCGAGCGCATGGCCCGTTTCGGCCGGAACCCCGTCGGGGTAGAAGATGATTGAGGCCGCACTTGCCTTCATCGCAGTCATTCTCACAATGGCTTTGTATGAAATCCTCACCGGCCGCCAAGGTGTCGCAGACCTGATGCTTGCATACAGCGTCATTGTTCTCTGCACCTTCATCGTTGTCGGCCTGTACCATGTCATCAGGAACAGAATGAAATGAACCGCTTTCTACCTCACGTTCTATTCCTGTTCTTCACAACTGGCGTCGCCCTGCGCATCCAGTTCGCACTGATCCTCGCCGTTCCCCTCACAACCACGTGGGTCTTCCTTTGGGTAGGACTCGCCAATGTCATCAGGAAAAAGAAATGACCAGCGGTGCCTTCGAGACAATCATGCTCGACTCCATCATCATCAACCGGGGCGACAGGCAGCGGAAGGAGTTGGAGAAGGTCTCGGAACTCGCCGAGTCCATCCGCTCCGTCGGTCTCATTAACCCGCCCGTTGTCACGAGGGAGTTTGCTCTCGTCGCGGGCGAACGTCGGCTCGAGGCGTGTCGCAGCCTTGGCTGGCTCGAAATCCCCGTGCAGTATTCCGACACCCTCGATCCCGTCGCCCTGCATCTGATCGAACTCGAGGAGAACGTTAAGCGCGTTGACCTGTCGTGGCAGGACCAGAACGATGCAATCGCCGCGTATCACAAGCTGAAGATGCAGATGAACCCGGAGCAGACAATCGTTGCCACCGCGGCCGAGCTCAATGTCTCGGATACTTTCGTGCGCCGGAACTTACTCGTCGCCAAGGCGCGCGAGGACGCTGTTGACGGCGTAACCGATGCCCCGGCCTTCTCCGTCGCCTTCGGTCTGTCGCAGCGGAACTTCGAGCGGAAGAAGACTGAGGCCATTCGAGAACTTCCATCCCCGACTGTCTTCCAGCAAGCCCCGAAGGCCGAGCTCCACATTGCTCCGCCGGTCGTCGTCATCCCTGAGAAGCGGGTCGACTTCATCAACGCTTCGTTCCTCGATTGGGTCAAGAACCCTCCGCGGAAATTCAACTTCATTCACTGTGACTTTCCTTACGGAGTTTCCGTCGGGGACAAGATCGGCCAGTCTGCGGCGAAGGGCACCGGCACCTATGCTGACACGCCCGACATTTACTTCGAGCTTCTCGAGGCCTTCGTCGTCAACAGCGACAAGTTCATCGAGCCTTCCGCACATCTGATGTTCTGGTTCTCCATGAACTTCTTCGAGGACACCAAGTCCCTTCTCCGCTCCGGGGGCTGGGACATCAACCCCTTCCCGCTTATCTGGCACAAGTCCGACAACGCAGGCATCCTGCCTGACAAAGACCGGGGCCCGCGCCGGACCTACGAAACCGCCTTGATGGCATCAAGAGGAGATCGGAAGATTGTCAGACCTGTCGCTAACTCATTCGCAGCGCCAACTACTCGAGAAGTCCACACGTCAGAGAAACCTCGCCCAGTGCTCGAGCACTTCTTCCGCATGTTTGTCGATGACTCCTCAACCGTACTGGACCCAACCGCAGGTTCTGCTAACGCTATCCGGGTCGCTGCTGATCGTGGGGCTGACTACGCCCTTGGAATAGAACTTTCCACGGAGTTCTATCTCAACGCGAAGGAGAACCTTCAGCTTTAGATATGGCACTAAATTCGTAATCGAAAGCCATATCAGGGGGACATAACATGGCCAAAATACTAATCCTCGGAGACGTTCTGCGGGACGAGGATCGCCGGAAGGGAAGCCCGGTTCCAGGTTATATACTAGAAGGATTGCTCGCTCAGGCGGGCATTTCTCCTAGCGAGTGTGAGTTCGATGTCGTCTTCCAGACCGACTCAAGCTTCCACACTCTTTGCACTTCGGACGGCGCACAGGCCTCGTCCCTCGTCGGCCGCTACCAGCACAGCCCCAAGCTGTTCCTGCATCAGGCCCACGACCATCACATCCTGCGCATCCGCGCAGCCCAACATCATCCTCGCCCTTGGCGACGTTCCTTTGTGGGCTCTCACCGGCAAGACCTCGATCGGTAAGAACCGGGGAGCCCCGATGCTCGGTGGGGGACGCAAACTTATCGCCACCTACCACCCCTCGTCGGTTGTGAAGAACTGGAGCCTGCGGCCGATCGTCCTTCTCGACCTGATGAAGGCGAAGCGGCACAGCGAGACGCCCGAGCTCGTCCGGCCCTCGCGTACCCTTCACCTCTTCCCGTCCCTTGCGGACATCGAGGAGTTCTACGAAAAGTACATCATCCCTGCCCCGGTCCTCTCCGTCGACGTTGAGACCAAGGCCGGGCAGATTACCGAGGTCGGTATCGCCACGTCGCGGGATCGGGCCCTCGTCATTCCGTTTTGGGCCCGCAGCGAGCGCGACGGAAACTACTGGCGCACCCTCCGCGAGGAGTCGCTTGCATGGAAGTGGGTCCGTCGCATCCTATCCGAGAAAGCCTGCATCGGGCAGAACTTCTCATACGACATCCAGTATTTCTACCGCGTGATGCACATCCCAGTCCCGCACTTCGTCGGCGACACGATGCTCCTGCACCACGCAATGCAGCCCGAAATGGAAAAGGGACTTGGCTTTCTCGGATCAATCTACACCGACGAGCCCGCATGGAAGTTCATGCGCACGGACGCGGCCACACTCAAGAAGGAGGACTGACTTGGAAGACGCAATGCTGTTGGGACAGTTGCGAACGAAATTAATGGTGAAGGACTCCAACGGGGATGTGGGGTTCTACGAGTTAAACGTCGACCTTGACGTACCTGCATTTGAGCAACAAAGGGATGCTCGGGGGTTCATCATCAGTATGCTCGCCCGCTCAGTCGTGGAACAAATCTTCCTCACGGGAGTTCCGGCCGAGCAGTGGTACTTCGAGTTCTCTGACGAGTTCGTGCAAAAGACCGGCTGGGTCAAGCGCCTCGACTTTGACGGGTCATCACTATGATCTACCTCGCATCGCCCTACTCCCACCCGGACTGGATGGTGCGGGACCGACGCTATCAGGAAGTGATGGAGTTCTGTGCAATCGAGATGTCTTTCGGCACAACCATCTTCAGCCCGATCGCCTACGGCCACTTCTTCTCGATCCTGCACGGAACACCGACCGACCACAAAACCTGGCAACGGTTCAACGATCACATGCTGTTCAACTCGACAGCAGTGTGGGTGTTGAAACTCGGAGGTTGGGAGCAATCAAAAGGGATCGCGGCAGAGATAAGGCTCGCCCGCGACCTCAAAAAGAAGATCACATTTAGGGAACCGTATCGTGCTGAAATACAACAGTCGGAACCTCGAAGAGTCGACGATGCGGGAGATGTCCCCGGACCAGGTGTCTAACATCTACAACGCTCTCGATTGCTGTGTCACGCTTGAAATCTATGAGACGCTGATGGAGGAACTCGAGGGCGAGCCGGAGTGTGTCAAACAGACCTACCGCGATGCGATGGCCAAGCAGGCCCCGTTTCTGGAAATGTCGATGCGCGGGCT